GTCTACCAACCAATCTGCGTTTTCTGTTTTAGTTCCGGGTGAGGGGGTGTTGTATCTAACTGATATACACGTAACCCTGCCCACAGCTTCAAAGATTACGGTGTTCTATGGCTAAGTCTCCCGCATGGCAGAGAGCAGAAGGCAAGAACCCCGAGGGTGGCTTAAACGCCAAGGGGCGAGCCTCCGCCAAAGCGCAAGGCATGAATTTGAAACGTCCCCAGCCCGAAGGCGGCTCCCGGCGCGACTCTTTCTGTGCGAGGATGAGCGGAATGAAAAAGAAACTGACCAGCGAGAAGACTGCAAACGACCCGGATTCACGGATCAATAAGTCTTTGAGGGCTTGGAACTGTGCGGATGGCGGCTATGTAACTGCGGCTGATGGCTGCGCTACAAAAGGCAAGACAAAAGGGCGGATGGTATGACTCAGCATGACACAGCTAAAGCAGTTGCAGATGGCGCAGCAGTTTTAACAACTGTTGGCGTTATGGCTACGTGGCTGCCACCATTAGCCTCTTTGTTTACGATCATCTATCTTGGCCTGCGTATCTGGGAATCTGACACCGTTCGTGGTATGACTAACCGAAAGGGGAGCTTAAATGCCAGCGACGAGTGAAAAACAAAAAAAGTTTATGGACGCCGCGGCTCATAACCCAAAGTTTGCAAAAGCTGCGGGTATACCTGTATCCGTCGCAAAAGAGTTTAGTGGGTCAAGTAAAGGTAAAACATTTGGCACCGGTGGTTCAAAAACTCGGGCTGATATTCAATCAATCAACAAGCCAAAAACCAATCACGGTGAATCAGGCTTTTTTTCTAAAGGTGGTAATACTATGGCTTCCAAAATGAATCCCGGAATGATGGCAATGATGGCTAAGAAAAAACCTATGAAAAAGATGAACATGGGTGGATACGCAGACGGCGGTTTGAACATGGTCAACAAAGGCGGCAAAATGGTTCCGGACTTTGCGGCTGACGGCGTTGGCAAAATGAAAAAAGGCGGCATGGCTAAAGCAGACATGAAGCAAGACAAAGGCATGATGCAAAAGGCCGTAAACAAACACGAAGGCCGTTTGCACAAAGGTCAGCCTATGACTAAATTGGCTGCTGGCGGCGCATTTCGTTCTTCCGCTAATGGAGTTGCTACCCAAGGCAAAACCAAGGCTAAGATGATTAAAATGAACATGGGCGGAAAAGCCCGCTAAGGAGCAAACATGGCACGACGCAAAGATTTAGCTGGTATTGCCGCCCTTGCAGGGCTTGGCATGTTGATGGCTAACAGAAGCAAAAAAGGCGATGACGAAAGCACTAGAAAACGTCAAATAGCTGCTGATAAAGACGCTAATGAAACGCAGAGTATGGAAGATGACTCTGGTATGGATCCAGAAGAAGCGGCCAACAAGCGTACAGAACGTATGCTCAAGCCTAATGAGCGTGGCGCTCCCGGTACGTCTGAGACTGTGTTTCCATCTACTAAACCCGGTGGCGGTCGTGCTGCGGCTAAACCCGCGTCTAAACCTGCGGCTAAGCCAATTACTGGCACTGGCAATCAACGTGGCCCTACAGCAGAAGAACTCGCTGCATACAAGCCCCCATCATCTAGCAAGTATCCTGACATTCGTGGCTCTGCCGCTGATAGCGTAAATGCTAATTTGCGTAAAAACATTCGTGAAGGCTCACAAGCTGTTGAGGGTGTGTACCCTGAGTCCAACCTTGCTGCTCCCGGTTTGAGAGCTGCACAGTCTGCTATTAAAGGTATAGCTGGTAGGTTTGGTGGTGATTCTGCTAAAGCTGCTTCTCCATACCTTAAAGAACTGCCATACAGCGGCCCTAAACAACTAACTAACGCTCCTACAAAACAACTTCCGTACGACAAAGCTGGTGCAATGGCTCGCGCCCGTGAAGCCCGTGCCGCTAGTCGTAATGAAGAAATGTTGCGTGAGAATGCTCGTCGCTCCGGTCTTGATCCCGATAATATGAACCCCGCAACAACTAAGCTAGTACGTGACCGTTTAGGTGGCGATGATTTTAGCTTGGGTATGAGACGTGGCGGCGCAGTCAAAGGCTACGCTTCTGGTGGTTCTGTAGGTTCTGCATCACGTCGCGCTGATGGTATTGCTACCAAAGGCAAGACCCGCGGCAAAATGTACTAAGGAATATCATGGCTGACATTGAATACAAAACTCCACAAGACGTAGCTGACGAAAAGGCGCGTAAGAAAGCCGACAAAGCTTATAACAAAGCTATGCCAGAACCAGATACTACAACCGGCAAACTCAAAGGTCAGTCAATCATGGACAGCGTTAGGAAGTATTCCCCTAACCAAGCCGCAGAAGTTGATGAAGGTGACGCTAATACCAAAAAATACGGTGAAGCTGCCTCTAAAGACTTTAAAGAAGGTAAGTATGGCTCCGCTGCATTCAATGCTGCTAAGGGTTTAGGCTCTGCCGCGGACACTATGTTGTTAAAAGCCCCAAAAGCAGCAGCATTTGCTGCGCGTAATCGTATAGTAGACGGCGAGAAAAAAGCTTCTGGTGGCATGGTTTCTTCTGCTTCTAAACGTGCTGATGGTTGTGCTACCAAAGGCAAAACACGCGGAAAGATGGTGTAACTATGATGGCCAGCCGTGGCATGGGAGCCATATCCCCAAGTAAGATGCCTAAAGGTAAGCGTAAGGCTCGCCGGGATGACACGGACTTCACGCAGTATGCAGAGGGCGGCACAGTAAATGCTGCTGGTAACTATACAAAACCCAGTCTGCGTAAGCGGATTGTGTCGCAAGTAAAGGCAGCGGCTACGCAAGGTACTGGCGCAGGTCAGTGGTCAGCACGTAAAGCACAACTTGTTGCTAAGAAATACAAAGCAGCAGGTGGGGGGTATAGAGATTGAAAGCGCCGCAACAATCCCTTAAAAACTGGGGTGACCAAAAATGGAGAACCAAAAGTGGTAAAAAATCTTCTGACACAGGTGAAAGATACCTTCCTAGTGCTGCGATTAAAAGTCTCAGTCCTGCTGAGTACGCTGCGACAACGCGTGCGAAACGTGCTGGCAAAAAAGCCGGACAACAATTCGTAGCCCAACCAAAAACTATTGCAAAGAAAACGGCAGGATTTAGATGACCACTTCAGGAACCGCAGCGTTTAACCTTGACCTCACTGAGTTGGTTGAGGAAGCGTTTGAGCGCGCCGGTTCAGAGTTGCGTACCGGATATGACTTGCGTACCGCACGCAGGTCTCTAAACCTTCTCTTCGCAGACTGGGCAAATCGCGGTGTCAACATGTGGACGTTTGAGCAGGGGACAATTAACCTGACTCCGGGTCTAAACAACTACGCACTACCCGTAGATACAGTGGATCTACTTGAGCATGTAATTCGTACGGGCGCGGGTAATGTAGCTACACAGGCTGATCTGACCATTACGCGTATTAGTGTTTCTACTTACGCCACAATCCCCAACAAACTGCAACAGGCTCGCCCTATTCAGGTGTGGTATCAGCGTTTGGATGGCCAAACATCGTCCATAGGGACTACATTGAATGGCGGGATTACAGCCACGGCTACTACAATTACGTTGACTTCCACTGCGGGACTTCCGGCTACAGGGTTCTTGTTGATTGAAAACGAGACTATTCAGTACGGTTACATCTCTGGCAACGTGCTTAACAACTGCTTCCGTGGGCAGAACGGCACAACTGCAGTGCAGCACGCATCTGGCGTGTCTGTGTACACGCAGAATTTACCCTCTATAACCGTTTGGCCAACACCCGACAACAGCACAACGTATCAGTTTGTTTACTGGCGCATGCGCCGTATTGATGATGCTGGCGGTGGTGTACGCACGATGGATGTACCTTTCCGGTTTCTTCCTTGCATGGTGGCAGGTTTGGCGTATTACTTGGCGCTTAAGATTGAAGGCGGTGCTGAGCGCTTGCCCGTATTGAAACAACAGTACGATGAAGCTTGGCAGTTAGCCTCTGATGAAGATCGTGAAAAGGCCGCTATACGCTTTGTTCCTCGCCAGATGTTTATTGGAGGGGGCACCTGATGGGTAATCGGTTTGCTTCCGGCAAGAACAGTATCGCCATGTGCGATAGGTGTGGCCAACAGTTTAAATTAACGGCTTTGAAAAAAGAAGTTATTAAGACCAAGGTTTATAACTTGCTTGTCTGTAGTGAGTGCTGGGATCCCGATCAACCTCAGTTGCAGTTGGGTATGTATCCAGTTGATGACCCGCAAGCTGTGCGTGAGCCTCGTAGAGATTCAACTTACTATACGGCGGGTGTAAATACTGCTGGTAATCCAACTGGTGGTTCGCGGGAAATTCAATGGGGATGGGCACCGGTTGGCGGGGCAAGCGGAGTTGATACATCTTTAACACCAAACTACTTGGTGGCAACGGCATATGTTGGTACAGTAACGATATCTTAAGGAGCTTAATATGGCATACACACGATCAGCAGACGGAGTCGCTAAAAAAGGTAAGACTGATGTTCAGATTTTTCCTAACAGTGGCCCAACTGCACCTAATCCCAAAGGCGGTAAAAAATCTGCTGGCGTAACTAGCGAAGCGATGATGAAAGTCGGTCGCAACATGGCACGCGTAATGAATCAAAAGCGAGGTTAATCATGGCCAAATTTAGCAAAAAGATGATGGGTAAAGAAGTTGGCGATGCCGCTACTTATGCCCCACCGCACAAAATGAATGGTAAGCCTTTGGTAATGTCGGAAAACCCCGGCAAGGACTCCAGCATTAGTAGCACCACAACCATGAAAATGAGTCTTGGTAACTACAACAACGGTGAAAGCCAAACCAAAACAACTGGTATCAAAGTTCGCGGTACAGGTGCAGCGACTAAAGGCTTGATGGCACGAGGCCCAATGGCATGAATTACGCCGCACTCAGCGCTAATATTCAGGCGTATACGGAGAATACTGAAGCGAATTTTGTCGCTGAAATACCCGTGTTCGTTCAGCAAGCTGAGCAGCGTATTTACAACAATGTTCAGTTTCCGTCTATTCGTAAGAACGTGACGGGGGTAATGTCTATTAACAATAAGTATCTTGCGTGCCCTAAT